CCGCGGCGGAACGCTTATCTAAGCCGGCGCAATTATGAGGTATAAATCCGCCTAACGCCTTGCAAGGCTTAAAAGGAAGCTGAAGAAATGACGCGAAGAAGTTTAAGATATGAGAAAAGAAAAGCTCGTCGGCTGGAGCGACGCGAAGAATATCGCAAGACATACGACAATTTTGATATTGTCTGTAATCGGAACAATCTCTTCGCTGCGGCAGACGAAGCCAAGAAGCGCGTAATGTGGAAGGCAAGCGTGCAACATTGGAGCATCCACCAGCTGCTTATGACGGAGAAACTCTATCGTGATATGAAAGCCGGAAAGGATGTCCGGAAAGGATTTTCAAAGTTCTATATCTTTGAACGAGGAAAGAAGCGGCATATATCGGCCGTCAAATTTTACGAGCGCGTGGCGCAAAAGGCCTTATGCAGATATGTTTTATATCCGGCCTTCGAACATAGTCTTATCTATGACAACGCAGCGAGCCGGAAATATAAAGGGACGAAGTTCGCTCAAGACAGATTGACAGTTTTTCTGCGCCGTTATTACCGGCAATATGGAGCGGACGGCTACGCCTTAAGTATGGATTTTAAGGGATATTTTGACAACATCAATCACGACGTCGCAAAGAAAATAAGTCGCTGCGAGGTTGTGGATAAACGCATTTTGAAGCTGATAGATGACTTTATTGACGCATACGGCGACATCGGGCTGGGGCTTGGCAGCGAGACAAGCCAGCTGCACGCTATCCGATACCCGAACAAAATCGACCACGTCATAACGGAAACATCTCCGGCAAAGATTTATTATGGACGATATATGGATGACAGCTACGTTATTGCTCGCTCAAAGGCCGTGCTTGCGGCAATTTTAGAGAAGATAAGAAAATGGTGCGACAAATTAAAGATAACGCTGTCGCCAAAGAAAACAAAGATTATACGGCTACGGGACGGCCTTAAATGGCTGCAAACAAAATTCTATTTGACCGCATCCGGAAAGATTATCAAGAAGCCTTGCCGCAAAGCTATTGTGCGCGAGCGGCGGAAACTCAAGAAGCAATTAAGATTGTATGAAGCGGGCGAAATGTCGGCCGAAAACATCATGCAATCTTTTGAAAGTTGGGCGGGTAGTATGAAGCGGCGCGATGCCCGTCTGACTGTGTTTAATATGCGCCGCCTTTTAATGAAAGGATTATACCATGGTTAAAAAATCTGAAATTGAATCTCGCATCAATGCTTGCGAACAAGAATTGAAAGCTCTTGATTATGCCCGTTGTAAAGTTGCGATGGAGTGCGCGGCAAAATTAAAAGAGAAATTTCCGGACTTATCTATGCCGGAATACGAAAAGTATGAAGCAAGAGAAGCGATAGCGCAGCAACGCCGCGAAGAAATCGACGAGTTGCGGGAGCAGCTTCCTGATGCAGAAGACGACGAATAACATTATTGACGCGTTTGTTCTGGAAATGATAACCGGAGCGGCGGGCGTAAAGCTAACCGAGAGTATTAAGCGGCTTTACATAACCGGTCAAATCACGGGTAAAGAATTGTCGGCAAGCGTGGAGAATGGTTTTCTCTCGCTGGCTGATTATAACGACATCATAACCGGAGACTGAAATAATGGATTGGCTGCAATTTTTGGAAATCATCTGCGTCCCTGCTTTTGGATGGTTGCTTTATAAGGTCGGGGAGATACGCAGAGATTTAGAAAACTTTAAGATTGAAGTCGCTCGCGATAACGTCTCATACGCTCAAAAATACGCTCTGAAGGAAGACATCTTGCGCATAGAAAGCAAGCTTGATGACTTGAGAAACCTTGTTATTGAGGAGATTAAGAAGTGATGACTTTAATTGAACGATTGAAAAAGCATGAAGGCTTCAGAAGCAAACCTTATCGTTGCCCTGCCGGAAAGCTGACAATCGGCTACGGAAGAAACATTCAAGACAACGGAATAACAAAGGCAGAAGCCCTTTTTTTGTTGACCGGAGATGTGAAACGCTGCCGCGCCGAATGTGAACGCGCTTTCTCTTGGTTTAAGGACATCGACCAAACTCGGCAAGACGTTATTGTCGAGCTTGATTTTAATATGGGGTTAGACCGTCTGAAGACCTTTAAGAAGATGCTCGCTGCTTGTGCCCGTAAGGACTACGAAGCAGCTTCAAAGGAAATGCTTGACAGCTTGTGGGCGAGACAAGTTGGAGAGCGCTCTGAAACTCTCGCCGCTATCATGAAAGGATAAGAAAATGATTGCTTGGATATTGGCAAACTGGGACAATGTGCTTGCTGTTTATGGCGGCGTCGTCGCTTTCTGCACGGCACTTGTTAAGATAACACCGACAACAAAGGACGATGACGTTCTCGGAAAGGTTGTCAAAGTTGCTGACTTCTTTTCGACTGCTTTCACAAAGGCAGATGCGGAGAAGTTGAAGAAATAATGCAAGGGGGAGCAATCCCCCTTTTCCGGAGAAGAAACAATGAAGCAGTTAAGACTTGAGTTTTCGGACTATTCCGCCGCAGAACAAGAACGGGACGCCGAGCGGAGACGCTATCTTGACAAGAAATACCAGCCGCACGCCTTCTTGTTGAGGGTTGACGGCGTATGGGCGCACATGATTTTTTCAGACGGAAAGCCTTTTCATAAGTTCTATGAAGGCAAGACATTGATTGAAACCTTCCAAGAGCTGAAGGAAAAGCATCCGCTGCACAAGGTTAAGTATATCATAAACAAAGGCCTTGAGAATTATTTGCGCGACGTTCGCAAGAAAGAATTAAGCGTCAATAAACTGCAAACGATGATTGATTTTAACAAGGGGAATACATTATGACAACAGCAGATATAGAACTAAAAGACAGCGAGCGGCAGCCTTGCGAAATATGGACGCGCGTCATGGGCTACCACCGCCCCGTCTCTGAATTTAACAAAGGGAAGAAGTCGGAATTTTATTCTCGCGTTTGCTTCTGCGAAAGCAAAGCTACGCAGCGATTGCTTCCTTTACCAAACGCAGCGGCTCTCGCAGCGCAATAATTTCTTGGCGTCTTGCTAAAAAGACGCTAATATCAAGCACTTGTCCAGTTCGAACATTGGACGAATTGGGCAGCCAATTTGAACAGGCTTGCGATTTTGCGTCGTAAGCCTTTGTTTTTTCTTGATTTTTTGCGGTTCGAATTGGGCTATTTTTCACAGATTTTAAATCGCCTATTTTTTGGCTGAAAGCCTTATCTGATAAGGGTTCGGAGAGATTCGATTTTCCCGAGCTGTTGCCGCCTTTTTCATTTAAACCTTTGCTGGATACGAACTCTAATTCAGAGAACGGGAAGCGCAGCTTGTAATATATCGCGCCTTCGTTTATATTCAGCTTTTCAAATACAAATCTCATCAATACACGCTTCAGCTCTATGTCGGGGCTGTTATCGAAAACATCCCACGCCTTGCTTGCTATATCAAACAAACCGATAAGCGTTTCATCGAATACGTTATCAGACTTGTCGTGCGCTTTTATCGTTGCTTCAGCGCGGTCAATTTCAAGCTGGAGCTGTGCTCTCTTATCTTCATACTCATCTTTGTTTATTTCGCCGTCAAGGCGCAAGTCAAACAAGCGGCTTAATCTCTGCCGTGCCTTCGTAGATTCTGCTTGCAGCCGCCCGATTTCGGCGTTTTTATAGCGCATTTCTGCATCCTTTGAACTCTTCAGATGTTCTTTGAAGGCTTCAATCATGTCATCCGGAAGATAAATCCCATGCAGAATATAAGAAATTTGCTCCGTTATATCATTCTCCGGAACATATAAACGCGTGCCGTCTGCCTTATAGCAAACGAGATAATAAAACTTATTCTTTTTTATTTCTTGCGCGCACGTTTTCCCGCTGTTTAAGCAGGTAATTAAGCCGCGATATAGGAAAGGTATTTCCCCGTGTTTGAACGGCTTTGCAGCGCCTTTTTTGCGCTGCTCTTGACATTGCTCCCACAGTTCCTTTGTGATGATTGGCTCGTAAATATGCTTTTGCAGCCGTCCTTTTGTTATCATCTCGCCATAATAAAAAGGATTGTCGAGCATATAAGTCATAGATGTATTTGTGATTTTGTGTCCGGTGCGTGAACGCAGCTGCAGCGCATCGGCATATTTCGCTAATTGGTGGATTGAAACGCCGCCGAGAGAAAACTTCTCAAACAATAACCGGACTTTTGTCGCGTCCGGCTCTTTTGGCCGGATGCTATGCTTGCCGTTCTCATCGATAAAGTTTTCATATCCAGTTGGCGCTGCTCCGGCAAATTCTCCGTTCTTTTGTTTATAGTCAATCGAGCGTTTGACATTTTCGGCCAGTTGCAGCACATAAGCCTTCGCTCCCATGACGGAAAAATCCCAGCGCATTATGTCGGTAGATGATGAGCGTTTGCCTATAACCATCCCTTCACGGTAAAAGTGCAGCTCGATTTTATCCTGTCGGATAAGGTCGTCAAGCATAACGGATTCTTTGAAGCTGCGCTGGATGCGGTCAACGGCGTCGGCAATGATGGCGATTGTTTCTGTTTGGCTCTTGCAGAAGTCAATCATCTGCATAAACTCTTTGCGCTTGCCGCGCGTTGACGACTCGATAATCTGAAAAGTCTTTATGACTTCAAAGCCCTTGCGTTTAGCATATTCTGACAGGCGCGTATTTTGGGCGGGCAAGCTGTGTCCTTCCTCTTGCTCCTTCGTCGATACTCTTGTCAATATGACAGCCTTCACGCAATAACCTTTCATTCATTTTGGCAAGGCAATTCATTGTCTCCATGAAGTTGCGCGTTGCCAGCTCAATCTCGCCTTTTGTCATCGGTCTTTTAGACAGAGCTTTGATTTTCTTCGATAATGTGGTCGCTATGTTACTGCGCTTTTCGTAATAGTTCAAGTTTAAATTTTGATTCATTCTGAAGTTTCCTTATTTCGTGCCATGTTAAGCATTGCGTTTTTCCGGATTTGTCTTTGACGATAAGGCCGCCGCCGTTGCTGTTGTTTGTGAAGAATGTCACGTCCCAATAACCGACAAACTCAAGATTTTTTGCTTTTAGCACATCGTCCAGTTTTGGCATTGTTTTCTCCTTTTTCTAAAATTTTAAGCTCTTTGCCTATGTCATCCGGAACGCTTCCGCCCGCGATATACGATAAGCAGCCGATTAAATAAAATATAACGCGCATCAATGCTTTTCTTTCTCTTGGCGTCATTGTATTGCTTCCTTTATCTTTTCCACCAACTCAACGGGGAAATACTCGGCGAGCTTAAGGCCGCAATCATCGTCCGGATCGCAAAGCTCTTCAATAATTTGTTCAATAACCTTTTTGCGTTCTTCAGATGCCGAGCGCAGATCCTCTATTTTTTGTTTCAGTTTTCTGATCCGCATATCTTTAATTTGGATCTGATCTCGCAGCTCATAAGTCGCAGCTCCGACAGCTTCGGCAATCAATTTTGCCGCTTCAACTCGTGCATTTCTGATTTGTTCTTCTGACAGTTTCAAATCTGATTTTTTAAG